CAGATCGCGCGCAAATACCTGGCGGCGGCGACGATCGCGAAAGACCTCTCCGGCATTCGGAGCTACTGCCGCTGGTGTCTGCGCGCCAAGCTGCGATACGACGATCCGACCCTGGAGATTGAATGGCCCAAAAAGACACAGCCGATCCCGCGCGCGCTCAAGGCGCGCGAATTGCGGATGCTCGATCAGATATTGGATACGCCGCTGCCGATACTGGATATCAAAACACGCCACGTCCGGCAGCGCCACAACCGCGCGATCTTGCTCATGCTCTATTGCGGTCTGCGGATAAGCGAGGTTCCTAGTCTCGACTGGCGCGACGTTGATCTGGATGAGGCGACATTGATCGTCAGGGACGCCAAAGGCGGCAAGGATCGGAGCATTGCGATCCATGGCCGCGTGCTACGCAATCTGGCCGAGACGCCGGAGGATCGGCAGCTCGGGGCGGTCTGCGGAAAGACGAACGGCAAGCCGATCAGCGCCAAGTCCATGCCGCACATCTTCAGCGATCGGTATCTCGGGGCGTTTGGATTACACATCAGCGCGCACATGCTCCGGCATACATTCGCCGTCCAGCTGCTACGCGCGGGGGCTGATATTCGCACGATCCAAACGTTGCTCGGCCATGCGAGTTTAGAGACGACACAGCGGTATCTGGCCTTAGACTTCGATGATAAAAAACGGGCGATCGACAAGCTGCCGGATAGGTTCTGACGATCTAATCCCTGTTCCCCAGCCAGTGATTATCCTGATGTTCTGGCGCAAGAGTCGCGGTTCCCCAGCCGCTGCTCCCTGATTGCGGCGCGATTCGTGCGCCGCTCGATCGCGCGCGGCGGATTCGCCAAAGTCTTACATACTCTTAACGTATGTAGCACAAAATTGCGTTTATCATGTTGGTAAGGTGCTGCCGGAAGGTGGCGCATGCCATAGCGGTTTCGCGATCGTCTTAGCGGATCGGCGCGAAACCGACCAATACGAACGCCCGGTTATGCAGTCACTAACGATGGCTCTGCATGGCCGGGCGTTCGTATGTCTGTGCGATTATAACCCTCCGATGCGCCCGCGTCACGCCCGGCTTGTAGGAACGCCTCGATCGCTTCTTTCGTGATGCGCCGCCGCGCGCCAACGCGTATCCACGCCAGCCCGCGCCGGTTCATCCAGTCATACACGGTCGGCAGCGTGACATCAAACATATCCGCCACTTCTTTGATCGTGTAGAAGTCCTTCTCCAGTTTCATCGGTTAATCTCCTCGCATATGTGTGCCCGGACATCATACGCCGCTTTATGGTTTCTGTCAATACCTAAACTCCCTATTGACAAAAACCATAAGATAGTGTATAATTCCATTAAGAAGTTAGGCAAGGACACACGATCATGACCCGCAACCAGGCCCGCACCATCCAGCACATCGAAGCCGCACACGAAGCGCAGCGCTTCACGGCCAGCCAGGCCAGCCGGGCGGCGACGGTCGCAGCGCTTAAGGCGGCGGCATTGGAGCGCGCGGGTGAGCTTGCCTTACTGGCGCGGTTCCAAGAGAGCAAGCGCGTGCTTGCCCTGAATTACTTTGTAGAGGAGGTCTAATGTCCACCACGCCCGCCCGCCCGCCGCGCTGCGCCGTTTGCCGCCGCCGGCCCGCCGACACGTATGAGGATCGCACACTCCGCCCGCTCTGCGCCGTCTGCTGGCTCAAACAACGTTCCAAGTAGCCGTATAATCAGATTGAATACGAAAGTGAGACACACCATGCCAGTCGCCACCACCACACAAGCAGGAAGAGAAGTCCTCACCCCAGCCGCGAAGAAACTGATCGCCGATCGCGCCGCTCGTGCGCTGAACGCGCCGCAGGATGCGCCGCTGTTCGCTGAGAGCGAACCGGCAGTCGCGCCAGCCAGGCCAGCGGCGACGTTCACGATCCATGCGCTGATGGATGATTTCCCCTTCGAAGTTTCGTTCAGCGGCACGGCTGACCAGCTGGCCGCAACCGTTCAGCGGCTGCGCGACCTCGGCGCCGTACCGCCGACGCAAGCGGCCCGCGCCGCGGTGGAGGCCGAGAAAGAGCGCAGCGCGCCGGTGTGCGAGTTTCACGGCCCAATGAAAGAGTCGAGCAAGCGGCCGGGTACATTCTACTGCCCGGCGAAAATGGGGAATGGCGAGTATTGCAAGAGCAAGGGGTAGCGCATGGAAACCGAACGTGAAGCGGCGGCACTCCGCGCCATGCTGGAATTGCTCGATCAGATCGAAGCGCTGATGAATGAAGCGGCCTATTCTGAAACGGCTGAGCGGAAAGTGACCGCGCTGCGCGCCCAATGGATACGCGAACTAGCGGCGGCCGAGTCGACTCTTGTCTCGCGCTGGATAGCGTAACGGTGCTATACTAACCCCGTACCGCGCATGCACGACCGCCGATCCAATGGATCGGCGTTCGTGCGTCCAGGCCTGAGCTGCTAACGCCAGTGCTACCACACCCCCGGCGCATGCCCGGCCTGATAGGTACAGTCTATCATATCCCTGTTGACCATTATGGTAGACTATGTGTACCACACCTCTGGCGCCCACAGAGACGCGCCATGCCCTATTTCATCGATCCGCACACCTATAAAAGCCCGAACTACGATAACCGTCCATCAGGAACGGTTGTTGACGCGATCGTGATTCATACCACCGAAGGCCGCTGGCCGAGCGATGCAGAATGGCTGTGCAATCCGGACGCCGGCGTCTCGTGTCACTACGTCATACCGCCAACCGGCGTGATCATCTACCGCCTCGTGCCGGACGGTCGGCGCGCGTGGCATGCCGGCACATCGTCCTACGCCGGCCGATCCAATTGGAATAACTTTAGCATTGGCGTCGAAGTCTCTCACATGCAGGGCGATGCGTGGCCAGCTGGCCAGCATGACATGCTCGCCAGCCTCTGCCGCAAGCTGATCGACGCATACCCGATCGCAGAGGTGAATATCGCGGCGCATCGGTGGGTTGCGCCCGATCGGAAGATCGATCCGACTGACTGGAATGATAGCGACTTCAAGGCCTGGATCGCCAGTCTCTACACGCCGACGATCGTTCGCTACGTCGTGACATCTCCCTGCGCGATACTCACGGCGCGCGCGGGCGATGCGCCGCCGGCCGCGGGGCCGGACAACGGTCAAACCTGGCTGGACGTTGGCGACATCGTGAACGGCGAATCCCAGCCGGAAAATGGATGGCTCTGGATAAGCGACGATGAGTTTAACCCGCCCGGTATTGGGTTCGTGCCGGCCAGTTATGCCGAGCGGCTATGATACCGTATTACGAAGCCAACGGCATCACGATCTATCACGGCGACTGCCGCGCGCTGGCGCTGCCGGAGCGGCCCGCGCTCGTGCTGGCCGATCCGCCGTATGGCGCGAATGAGCGAACCGACCGCGCGAGTAAAGGGCGCGGCGTTCGTCCTAAATTGCAAGGCGGTATAGCCAGAAGCAAGGATCATGCGCCGGTTGCTGGAGATAATGAGTCCTTCGATCCATCGCACCTGTTGGCGCTCAAAACAAAAACAATCCTTTGGGGCGCAAACTATTACGCCGATAAGCTGCCGCCCGCGCGCGGTTGGCTAGTCTGGGACAAGCGCGACGGCATAACATCGGATGACAACGCCGATTGCGAATTAGCTTGGACGAACACAGACGCGCCCGCGCGATTGTTTGCTCACCTTTGGCGCGGTGTGTGCCGCGCGTCGGAAGTCGGTCAACTCGTGCTGCATCCTACCCAAAAGCCCGTCGCGCTCATGCGCTGGTGTCTCGCGCGCGCCAAGATCGCGCCCGGCGCGCTCGTGTACGACCCGTACATGGGGAGCGGGCCGATCGCAAAGGCGTGCAAGCAACTCGGCTATCGCTATATCGGATGTGAGCTGGTGGAAAGTTACTGCGAAACGGCCGCGCTTGGATTGCAACAAGAAGTAATGGCACTCGCATGACTGAGGCGCTATGCAAGGCATCGTGTTAACCGATTGCGCCAGCATCGGCTCTCTGCTCTCGGCCGTGCGCGGGAATAACCTGCCGCTGCTGAAAGTCGTGACCGGATGGGGCTATGCATGGGACGCTACGAGCCGCGCAGAGGTGTGCAATGCCATGCCGGAGGTGATTGTTAGAACCGTGAGCGGCGACGGCACGCGCGGCCCGCCGGAGGGCCAGAGCGCGATCTGGTGCGACCCGGGCGCGATCCTGAACGAGATCGATCCGTGGTACGCATGCCGGCCGGCGATCGCCGTAGAATTAGGCAATGAGCCAAACGGCTATGACAGCTCAGACGACGCGGCCTGGACGTTTCGCTACTGGTTTCTGGAAACGGCCGCGGCCGTGCGCGTCTCATTCCCGCAGGCGCGCATAATCGCGCCCGGGCTGATCGAGGCGCGCCAGTCGGAGTGGTGGGCTATATGCCAGGATGCATTCGAGACAGCCGACGCGATCGGCTTTCACGCCTATGCGTATCACGACGCGGATGATACCGGGCAGCTCGGCCGCGCGCTTTCCGATCTGGCGCTGTTCTTTCCGAATACGCCATGGGTATTGACCGAATACGGCATTAACGACGCAGCGACCGCGCCAGAGACGAAGGCCACGCGGTACGCGGCGCTCCATGCGAAGCTGCCGAGTCAAGTAGCGGCGGCGTGTTGGTATCACTACTGCGAACGTCCGATCGACGATGACCAGGAGTCCTACGCGCTGCCGCCGGAGGCGCTACCGTATTTGTACGCCGGCGGCACGCTCTAAAAGGGAGATGACTATGCCAGACACAATCAGAAGCGCGCACGCCGTATTCACGCTCATCGCGATCGGCATCCTTGTCGGCCTGGGCTGGGCGCTTGTCCATATGGCGGTGCAATGGCCGGCCGGGCGGATCGCGGGCGCGGCCGCGGTGATCTGCCTGTTGCTGCTGATCATTGCCTGGCTGGTCTAGACGAATAGCGCAGAATGGCGCGCATGAGGTCATGGGAGCCATTTTGCGCGGTCTAGCGCGCTGCTATCTGCGGAATAGCAAGGGAGATCATGGGACGTGTCGCGACAGCGCCCGCTATTAAAGCAAAGGCGATCGCCGATCTGATGAACGGCGATCAGCCCGCGATCGTCGCAGAGCGCTACAAGATTGCAAGCGACACGGTACGCCAATGGAAACGCCGCCTTGTCACACCGGATGTCACGCAACCTGTGACAGCGCCTGTGACGCGCCAGCCGGCGATCGAGCGCGCCCAATTAGACATCGCAGCGCTCGTGTTAGATAATCTGCGGGCGAAACTGATCGCCACACAAAAGATAGCAGAGCATGTCACTACAGAAACATGGCTCGCAAAACAAAACGCCGCCGACGTGGCGACACTATTTGAAACGATCGATCGCGCTGCCGTCGCTATCCTCGATCGCATGGCCAGAGGATCGCGCACAGACGACAGCGACGGCAGCGCCGGCGACTAGCCCGGTTGCATGGGCTGAGCAGTACGCCACGATCGTCCATCCGACGCGCGGGCGCGTGCCGTTCACGCCCTATGCGTACCAGCGCGCGTTTCTGGAAAGCTACGCCGCGCCGCGCCGGATCGTCGTGAAAGCGCGGCAGATCGGGTTTAGCCAGATCTTTGCGCTTGAAGCGCTGTATGCCGCCATTCACGAGCCGGAAACGACGATCTTGTTAGTCTCGCGCTCACAAGACCTGGCAGTTAATCTGCTCCGCTACTGCTATTTGACGCATGCCAACCTGCGCCACGCGCCCGCGCTCAGCAAAGAGAATGAAAGCGAGATGGGGCTAGTGAACGGCAGCCGGATTAAGTCTATTCCAGCGAACCGATCGACCGGGCGCGGTTTCGCGGCGCGGCGCGTGTACCTCGATGAGTTTGCGTATGCCGATTACGCCGATCATATTTATCAGTCGATCGTGCCGACACTCTCTCAAGGCGGCAGCCTCGTTATCGGCAGCACGCCGAACGGGATCGGGAATCTGTTCCACAGTCTCTACATGGCCGGCGACGGGTTTGAACGCCAAAGCGTGCCATGGCATGCATGCCCGGCGTACTACACTGATCATGAGCGGGCCGCTGGCGTGCCGTACGATCAAGCGGCATGGTACATCCAAGAGCGGCCCGCCTTTCCCGCCCAAGCATGGGCGGCCGAGTATGAATGTGATTTCTCCGGCAGCGGCGCGGCGGTATTCAACGCCGCCGACCTGGATCGCGCAGAGCAAGGCGCATGGGGCGATCGGGAAATGGAGGCCGGCCATCTGTATGTCAACGTCGCCGACATCGGCCGGCGAAACGATCCGACGGTGATCAATACGATCGACATGACCGCAGAGCCGTTTCAGCGGGTCGCACACGAGCGGATCGAGCGCGCGCCGTACCCGATTATCCAGCAGCGCTTAGAAGCCCGCGCACGCGCGTATCCAGGCATGAACGTGGTTGAATCGAATGGCATCGGCGATCCGGTGATTGAAAATACCGACGCGCGGATCGAGCCGTTCATCACCAGCGCAAAGAGCAAAGTCAACGCGATCCAGGCCTTGCAGCTGCTCTTAGAACATGGCCGCTTCAAGGCGAAATGGACAGCACAGGAACGGCGCGAGTTGATCGGCTATCAATGGGATGATAAGGCATTAGTACAAGATTGCGTCATGAGCCTTGCGATCGGCGCGATCGCAATTACGCAAATGGGGACGCCCGGACTATGAGCAGACTCACATTCCTTGACATGCTCAGAGGGAAAATGACGCCGGAGCAGGCCGCCGCGCACGAGGCCAAAGCGCTTTCGATCAGCCTGGCGCCGGGCGGTTTCGTGAATGAGATCGAGACGCGGATCGTGCGCGGGGCCGGCCAGTCGCCGTATGCGGATACCGCCGCGCTGCAAGCGACCATGCAGCAAAACGAGCTGGTCTATGCCTGTATTCAGATCCGCGCGACATCGGCGCGCGATCCGCGGCTCATCGTTCAGCAGCAGGTCAACAAGGCCGGCAAGATCAGCTACGAAGAAGTCTCGGGGCATCCCTTCCGGCAGCTATTTATGCACCCGAACCCCATGATGACTGAGGGCGATCTGATGCAAGCGGCGATCGTCTCATGGGACATATCCAGCCCGCGCCGGTTCTTCTGCGAAAAAGTCTATAAGGCCGGGCGCCTCACTGAGCTATGGCCGCTGAACCCGGTGTGCATGAAGCCGCTGTATAGCCGCTCGGCCGATCGCGCATTGATCGGCTACACCTGGCAGGCGGATCGCCAGAAGCGCGATTACTCGCTTGACGAACTGCTGATCAGGTCGGCGCCGGTCTGGTACGACCCGCCGCCGCTGGCCTCTGCGCTCGGCAGCGTGGCGGCTGATACGGCGCAAACGGGTACGATTTTAGCGTATTTCCAGAATGGCGGCATACCGCCGATATTCCTCAAATACAACATGCCGATGAATGACGCCATGCGCGACGAAATCCGCGCGAAATGGCGCTCGATCTATGGCGGCGTCGGCAATAGCGGCGACATCGGCGTATTGGATATTAACAGTGACGTGAAAGAGGTTGGCAGCAAGTTAGACCAGCTGGCCAGCCAAACGCTCAGAAGCGTATCCGAATCGCGCATTTGCATGGTGTTTGGCGTGCCGCCGCTGATCGTGTACGCCTATGTCGGGTTGCTGCGCGCGACGTATTCAAACCTGAAAGAGGCATGGGCCGGCTTCTGGGATGCGACGATGAGTCCCGCGTTCAAAGAGTGGCGCGACTTCTGGACGTGGCAGCTCTTAGTGGAATTTGAAGATGAAGCGACGATCCGCAGCGAACGAATCAAGCTGGCCTATGACATGTCCACCGTCGCCGCGCTGCAAGACGACGTAGACGCGATCCAAACGCGCGCCCGCGCCAACTTCCAGGCGCAGATCATCAGCCAAAACGAAGCGCGCGCCGCGCTCGGGTACGACGGGATCGACGGCGGCGACGAAGCGTACTACCATGCGATCCCAGCCGCCGCTCCGGCCGTTGCGCCGACTAAGACACGCGCCGCAAAGGTGCGCGAGACGAAGGCCAGCCGCGCGGCGATCGAGCGCAAGATTGAGAAAGCGACACAAGCGTATCTCGCTGCCGAGTACGAAGCGGCGGCGGCGGCGGTGGCATAGATGGACGATCGCACGCGCCAGCTGCTGCTAACGCTCCGGGCTGCGCTGCTCATGGCATTGGGCGCGATCGAAGATGCCTTGAACATGCCGCGCACGCTGCCGAGCCGGGCCGAGCGGCGCCAAGCGCGCGTCTCGTATCCGAGTATTGACCCCTAGTGCTATACTGATCATAATCTACGCTGCACTTGTGAAAGCGCGGTGATTCCTCTGGAGGGAGAGGAATCTACCGCGCCTTTTATTTCGCCATGAATGTTCGTCTCAATGGCCATAAGAAAAAGCCCGATCCGCTGGCCGTGCTGGACGACGGCGACACGATCGCGCGCCTCATGCGCCCGTTCTACGCGCAATTGTCGAAACTCGCATTTGACGACGCCAACGCGATAGACGGCATTGACATCAGCTTTAGCTTAGATAACCCCTATGTGCAAAAGGTGATTGACCGACTTGCTAAGAACGTGCGCAGCGTGACCGATACGACCAAAGACGACATCCGGCGCTTAACCGCACAGGCCGCCGATCAGGGGTGGGGCGCTCAGCAGCTGGCGCGCGAGATACGCAAGGCCGGCGCCGACCTGAGCCGGAGCCGGAGCCTGGCTATCAGCCGCACTGAGAGCGCCGCGGGCTATACGGGCGGCTCGATCGCCGCGTATCAGGAGTCGGGCGTTGTGAGCGGCGTCGAATGGGTTCAAGGGCCGGACAGCTGCGACATCTGCCAGAGTCTGAACGGCCAGATCGCCGACCTGGGGAAAGACTTTGCGGGCGGTATCAGCGGCCCGCCGGCGCACCCGAATTGTACATGTGTGCTGAGTCCCGTTATTGCGGAGTAGCGCGCTATGGAAATGGAATACAAACACTTACGCCACGCGACGAAGGCGATCGACGGGCGCACCGTGGTAGGGATCGTGGCCGTGCATGGCAATGTGGATGACGGGGGCGATAAGTCATGGCCGGGCAGCTTTGCCGACCCGAGCGTAGACGGGCGCGATCGGGCCGTGTTTTTGTGGATGCACGATAGCATGCAGCCGCCGACCGCCGCCATTAACTACGTGCGCGAAGTGCGCGCGGCCGATCTGCCGCCGAAAGTACTGAGCTATGCGCCGGATGCGACCGGCGGCGTTGAAATATCGCGCACCTATCTGGATACGCCGCGCGGGAACGAAATACTCACCAGCATCACGGCCGGGGCATTGCACGAAATGTCCTACGCCTATGTGCCGGTTCAATACGACTTTGAAGAGATAAACGGCAAGACGATCCGCAATTTGCGGAAGGTTGAAATTTTCGATTACAGCGATGTCGCTTGGGGCATGAACGGCGCAACGGTCGGCAGCAAAGCGGCCTGGAAAGATCGCCCGCTGTCTGATCACGCGGCCGCGTTGGAAGACGCGATCGCGACATTCGCGAGCCGCCTGGCCGAGCTGAAAGACCGCCGCGCGAAAGCGGGGCGCACGTTCAGCGCAGCCAATACCAACCGCATCGGCAGCATTGCAGACGACCTCGCGAAAGCGGCGGCCGATCTGAAACAGATGCTGAAGGACAGCGAACCGCGATCGGAAGCATCAAACGACGCCATGCGGCTGTATCTGGAAAGCCAACGCATCATGGCGCGCTTACAGGGAGTGAAGCTGTGAAAAAGAAATACGAGATCGGCCAGCTACTGGACGCCAAGCGCGATCAGCTGGCCACGATCTTCAGGGAAGCCGGGCCGGATTATGACATGGCGCAAGTCAAGGCGATCGACGGCACGAGCGAGGAAAAAGTCGCGTTCATCCGCAATCTGAATCAGGAGCTGAGCGACTTAGGGCGCGACTTCGATCAAGTGCGCGAAATGGAATTGATCGCCGACGCCGCGAAAAACAACGGGCGCCAGCTGGACGATCGCCAGCCGTCCGGCCAGAACGCGCCGGCGCGCACGCTCGGCATGCAATTCGCAGAGCACAGGCTATCGAAAGAGCATGCGGGCCGATCCAAGCGCCAATTTTCGATCATCTTCGAAAACTTCGACGAGACGCAAGACCGGCGCGATCGCAAAACGCTCATGAGTACCACCGCCGGATTCAGCGCGCCGAATCCCCGCGGCCCGATCGTCATCCTGTCGGCGCAGCGCCGGCCAGTGGTTGCGGATCTTATTCCGCAGTCCACCACGACGGCCAGCGTGATTAAGTACATGGAGGAAACAACCTTCACCAATAACGCGGCCTCAGTCTCGGAGGGCGGCACGAAGCCGGAAGCGGCGCTAGTCTTTACTGAGCGGTCGCAGATGGTTGAAAAAATCGCTGTGACACTCCCTGTCACAGATGAGCAGCTAGACGACGTGCCGCAGATCGCCAGCGTGATTGACGATCGCTTAACCCTCATGCTGGAATTGACAGAAGAGGTTGAGCTGTTGACCGGCAGCGGCGTTTCTCCCCACTTGCAAGGCATCTTGACCAAGACCGGCGTTCAGACGCAGGCCAAAGGCGCCGACCCGACTCCGGACAGCGTGTATAAGGCCATGACGAAAGTCCGGTTCACCGGATTCGCAGAACCCTCCGGCGCGGTGTTCCATCCAAACGACTGGCAAGATATCCGACTCTTGCGTACCACGGATGGCATCTACATTTGGGGCAACCCGAGCGAGGCCGGGCCGGAGCGGATCTGGGGGCTGCCGGTGATACTCACGACGGCCGAGACTGAGGGTACGGGGTTGGTCGGCGACTTCCTGTTATACGCGCACATCAGCCGCCGCATGGGTATCCGCGTGGATGTCGGCTATGTCGGGAGTCAGTTCATTGAGAATAAGCAGACCATCAGGGCGGAGGAGCGCTTGAGTCTTGAGATCTACCGTGCCAGTGCGTTTTGTACTATAACCGGAATTTAACTATTAGCTTTCAGCTATCAGCCGTCAGCCCGACTCCTGATAGCTGATAGCTGATAGCTGATAGCTCGGGAGAATACACTATGCCAGTCATCGAAGGCGGCGGATTAGGCGATCCGCTATCGAACGCCGGCGCGCCCGTCGCCGGTACAAACGAAGTTCAGACCTTGACGATCGGCGGCACGCCGACCGGCGGCACGTTCACGTTAACGCTCATGGGCTGGACAACCGCGGCGATTACATGGATCAACGTCAACGCCACGCTGTTAGCCAGTATCAATACCGCGCTGGACGCGCTGCCGAATGGCGGCGCATCGGCGATCGTCGCGACGGCCGGCACATTAACCGCCGGCATTGGGACAATTCTGCTCACATTCAGCGGCGCCCCGCTCGATCATCGTGTGCAACCGACCATGACGGCGACAAGCAGCTTAACCGGCACGCTGCCGACCTTAGCGATCGCAGAGACAACGCCGGGCGTTGACGCGACGGCGCGCGGGATCGCCGCCGGCGGGCTGTTGATCGATACGACGAATAAGAAGCTGTATATCAATACCGGAACGCAAGCGGCCCCGACGTTCACGGTTGTCGGGACGCAGACATAATGCCGCTCACATTCCAAAGGGAGGATCGGCCGATGTGGATTAACGACGGGCCGGCGCTCTATCTGGACGCCAAACAACAAGAAGTGGTGAAAGACGGCGATCCGCGCGCGTCGTTTTTGCTGGTGGCAGCGGGCGGCCAGCTGAGCGACGAAGAGGCCGAGAAGTGGGGGTTGCTTATCCCTGACAAGGCTCGTTATGAGAAGGCCAAAGCCGCTCCGGCGAATAAGGCGAAAGACGCGCCGCCGAATAAGACGACGTGACCAGTTACGCAACCATAGCCGATCTGCGAAGCTATCTGCCGCAAGTGAGTGAATACGGCCAGCAGCTGATCACGGTGTCCGGCACGCCGTTCACGCTTGTGTATGAAGGCGTGTCGACGGGCAATCTTGCCAGCTCGGCCACGGCCACGACGGTGCAAACCGCCTTGCGCGCGATTACGGCGATCGGCTCATCCGGCGTGAACGTGCGCGGTAAGCCAGGCGGGCCGTATACCGCTTCGTTTCAGGGCAGCTTAGCGACTGACGCCGCGCTCATGACGGCGACGAACGCGACGATCGCGCCGGCGACTGACGACGTATTACAGGATTGCTTAGACCGGGCAACGGATACCGTCCGATCGACCATGCGCAGTCTCCTGGCCGATCCGACGTTTGATTATCTGGCCTATAGCTCGGCCGCCGCCAAGATCGTGCGCGGCGTGGATAGCCGGTACATGCGGCTGCCGAGCTATCAGCCGCTGAGCGTGACGATCGTGGCGTTTCAGAGCGGCAGCAACCCGAGCGCGTACACGGCGCTGCAATCCTACGAATGGGAGGAAACCGGCGACGGGCGTTTATACCGCGCCAGCGGCTGGTGGACAGGCGTAGACACCCGCTATCAAGTGACGGCCGTTTGGGGCTATGGCCCGACTCCGCCCGCGGCGATCGTCGAAGTCACGTTAGAACTGGCCGTGAACATCTGGCGCACGCGCGATCGCGGCGGGTTTGTGGATACGGTCGGCGTGGACGGCAGCGGCGCGACGAAACAGATCGCAGGACTCACCAATTTGCAGCAGCAAGTATTGATTGCGCAGCGCGATCAATTGATTGCGATCGGGGTATAGCCATGCCGACATCCCAAAGCCAGAATACAAAGACGTTCAGCACGGCCGCGCCGACCAATGCGGCGGCCTCTGTGCTGGCCGCCAACGCCGATCGCGAGCGGGCGCTGATCTATAACAACGGCGCGCAAACGGTGTATCTCGGCAAGGATAATACCGTCACGACGGCGAATGGATTCCCGCTTCCGCCCGGGTCGGCGATCGAGGATGACCGGACAGCCGACGCATGGTGGGCGATCGTGGCCAGTGGAACCGGCGATCTGCGGATACTGGAGGTGGTGTAGTGAAACTCACGCCGCCGCCCAGAGTCGCGATCGGCCGCCTGAAAGCGAGTGGCACGGCGCACCCGGGCATTCCCGGCGCGCAGTGGCAATCCAATAGCACACAGGCGATCGTCGCGAATCAAGTCCGGTACAACGGATTCATCACGGATACCGCGATCGCGATTGATCAATTGGTCGCAGAGATCAGCGCCACCGGAACGGCGACGCTGCTCCGCATGGGTATCTACGCCGCAGATACGGACTGGCAACCGATCGGCGCGCCCGTGGTGGATGGCGGAACCGTTTCGGCCGGCAGCGCGGTTGCGGTGTCCATCACGGTCGCTGCCACGCTCCCTCCGGGGCGGTATCTAACGGCGCTGAACGCCGATGGCACGTGTACGCTGCGTTCGTGGCGCGGCGACGGCACGCGCGGCGGGTGGGGGATTGCGCCGGCGCTCGGGGCCGGCTCACAAAATACGATCGTGGTCGCAACCCAAACATTCGGCGCGCTGCCGACACCGGGAACCTTGTTTGTGACGGCCGGCATTACGGCCGGCAATACCGCGCCAACACACGTGATGCTGCTCAGGATAAGCACGCCATGAGACGGCCGCCGCTGCCGCTGCTGTTCCTGATCTGGTTGTTGTTTTTTCTGATGCTATTCACCTTTATGGCCAGTGTACTACGATGAGTGAACCGATAGTGACCAAACCGGTTATAACCTGGCTTGCGGTGACGGTCGATCATGCGACCGGATTCAGCGCGCCGATCGATCTGACGGCGGGCGCGATCGTGGCGATCGGCACGCCCTCTGCATCCGAAGTCGCGATCTTTTGGGTGGAGGTGGATATCGGCGGCGCATGGTACGCGCTGGCCGATCCCTCCGGCGCGCCGCGCGACTTCCGGCTATTACGATCGCGCGCCGTGCCATGCGACTCGGCCTGGACGCTGCCATACACGAGCGCGCGGATTACGATGCAAGTGAGCGAGAGCGATTATCTTTTTCAGGTCTGCGTCCAGACGTTCTAAGGATCGCCATGCCGACCCTCATCCTGATGCGAACCGAACAGGTTATTATCGCGCCCGGCTCGCTCATCTCCGGCGTGCTGGCGATCCCCGACGTAACGATCGTCGGAATCATGGCGCCCGGCGCGATTGATCACAATACGCTCTATTTCGATGTATCAGTGGATGGCGTAACCTATCTGCCGCTTAGCGACATGGACGGCGCGCCGGTGCGCTGTTTGCTGGCCGCGCAGAATGCCGTCACGATGGATGTCCGGATCTTCCGGCCATGGTGGTACATGCGGCTGCGCTTGACCGTTGCGGCGGCGACCAGCCGGCGCTACACAATGCTGGTTCGGCCGGCATGGGGCGGGTAATGAGCGAGCCGCAGATAACGTGGACAGGCACGACGCCGGAGGACATCAAGGGGCGCATGACCGCGCACCCGTTCTCTCAAGCGCTTGAACCACTCATGCAGAAGGCCACGCTCATGGCCTTGCGCGCCAGCCAGCCGCTTACGCCGGTAGACACTGGCACGCTGCGCCGGTCGGAAACGACGCGGGTTGAAACGGGCGGGCTTCGGGGCTGGATTGGATCGAATATCGTCTACGCGCCCTTCGTCCATGCGCGCACGCCATTCTTTGCACAGGGCATCAAGGACGCCACGCCGGACATCCAGCGGCTGCTGACTGAGGCGGGCGATCTGTACTTCCAGGGGATTGCAAAGTGAGCGCCCTAACCGCCTGGCAGGGGCTAGAAGCGGCGTTCCGCACGATCGCCGGTCTGCGCGGTATTACGCTTGGGGAGCCGACGGGCGATCTGGAGCTGCCGGCGATCTATGGCGCGTATCAGGAATTTACGCGCCCGCTGCGCAATAGCCCGCCGGCCCGCAACATGACCGGCATGCACCATGTGTTTGCCTGTCGGCTGGTTATCAGGTGGGTGGAGAACGCCAACGCCGAGATGCAGCTCTTAACCTTACTGGACGCCATACCGGACAGCATCGATCGCGATCCAAAGCTCGGCGCGCGGATCGACAGCGGCATGGCGTACTGCGCCAGCGGCGTAAGCGGGTTTGCGACGATCGGCGGCGTGCTGTATCGGGTTGTGGATTACAGCGTTGACGTGATTGACAAGAGGCTGAGCGATGGATGATCTAGCGCGCTATTACGACGAAAGTAAGAATCCCGAGGGCGGGCTACTGCCGGGCGTGCCGCTGCGCGACATCAGCCAGGCCGAGTTTGATAGCTATCCAGCCTGGCTGCAAGCGTCGATCGACGCGCATCCGATGTATAGAAAAACGCCGCTGAAAGCGCCAAAGGAGTCATAATATGCCCGGAGCAGAAATCCCCCTATCCGTGTTTGGCCTGGCGCTTGAAAGCACGCGCGGCACGGTCGTAACCCCGCCGAGTCACTTGCTCCCATTCGCCGGCACAATCACGCCGTTTCGTACCAAGTACCGGCCGGAAGAGGCGCGCGGCACGCTGGAACAGTTCTATCGCAGTAAGACGGTGCGCACCGGCTGCAATTGGGAGATCCCGGATTCACTGGCCGATCCGAACTACGCGCCGATCATCTTCAACATGTTCATGAAAGCGGTCACGTCGCCAAGCACGCCGACCAACGGCGTATTAACGCGCCTCTGGACGTTTCTCCCAACCCTCACCAGCGATGATATTAAGAGTGGCACGTTGTACGCCGGCGATCCGAACGTCCAGATCTGGCAGGCGGCCTATTGCATGGGCGATGAGCTGACGGTCAGCGCCGACGCGACAAGCGAGGACGGCGCCACATGGGCCATGAAGGGCATGGGCCGCTTCCCTACGCGCGTCTCGGCGCCCGTCTTTCCAGCCGCCATACCCGGCGATCTGCTCATGCCGGGCGCCATGCAGCTGTGGATCGATACGAGTAGCGCGATCGGCACGACTGAGGTAACAGGTCGATTCATCAAAACCGACTGGACAATACCAACGGGCGTGACCTATAAGAATTACGCCAACGGGCCGAGCGGCGGGCTGAACTTTACCACCACCGGCCGCAAGCCGCGCGCCGCAGAGGCGACGATCGAAGTGGAGTTAAATACCACGTCGATCGGGGTCGGCAAAGAATACCTCACCTATGAAGCGGATACGATCGTGAAAATGCGAATTCGGCTGAACGGCGCATTGATCGAAAGCGTAACGCCGGACTATTATTCATACATACAATTGGATATATATGGCCCGCTGGACGCCTTCGAGTGGGGATCGGTAGAGGACACCAACGTCACGATGCGCTACACCGTTACGGCGCAGTATGACAGCACGGCCGGCGCCGGATTCGTGATGTCGGCGCAGAGTACACGGACAACGCTATGAGCAGATATTTTTGCACCGACCCGCCCGTTCCCGTCTATGAGTTCGATCCGACTGAGGTGATCAGCGAGACGCCGCCGAACGTGATATTCATAAAATCCAAGATGGACGTGGCCACGGATGCTAAAGTCAAGAGTGAACTAATCACGCTCGGGGCGGATAATAAGACGGTTGAAGCGCGCCTAGGCGATAATCAGCTGGCGCTGCTGATTCACAATATCGTGCGCTGGGATGGGCCGGATCTTTCAGACACGCCATGCACCGTCGCCAACATCCGCGCGCTCGATCCGACTGAGCCGCATATCGTGTTAGTGCTGGACGAAATTGCGCGCCGGAATAAACGGCCGGACAGCCCCAACCCAAAATCAGCCGCCGGCAGCACCTTAGGGAAAAATGGCGCGGCCGGCTCGATCGGAAGCGACCCGCCCGGGCTGAGTCTGCAATTGGCGACTGGGATAGGGAAATCGCCTTTGCGATCCGCTTTGGATGGACGCCGGAGCAGGTCGGACGATTAGATCCTGACTTTGTTGAAGAGTTAACCGCGCGGCTGTTAGCTGAGCAAGATATCGAGATACGCAATGGGCATGAGTCAGGCCGCGCTTGAATTACTGGTCACGATGAAGGACGAGGCAAGTAGCGGGCTATCGTCGCTTTCAAGCGGCCTGGGGAATGTCGGCATGGTTGCGGGCGGGGCGGCGCTGGCCGGCGTCGTGGCGTTTGGCGCGGCCCTCGCAGGGGGCGTGGCCGACGCGCAAGAGTCGCGCCGTCTCATGGCTGAGACTGAGACGATCTTGAAAAATACGGGCAACGCCGCCGGCGTGACCGCTCAGCAAGTCGCCGACCTGTCATCCGCCATGTCCGACGCGGCGGGCAAGTCGTTATTCGGCGATGATACGATCCAGGGCGCCGAGAATGTGATACTCAAGTTCAAAGAGATCAAAGTACCGCTGCAAGATGTCACCCAACTATCACTGGACATGGCCCAAGCGCTTGGCACGGCGCCCGCCGACGCTGCCAAGAAACTCGGCCTGGCATTACAAGATCCCTTTAACGCCGTCTCTGATCTCCAGAAACAGGGCGTCATGTTGACCGATACGCAAAAGGCGGTATTGGAGCAGATGAAAGCGACGGGCGACGCGGCCGGCGCCCAAACGGTGCTGGTGGATGCATTAAACGCAACCTATGGCGGGCAGGCGGAGGCCGCCGCGAAGGCCGCCGGCGGCATGACGCAATTTAAAGCCGGGCTAGGCGAGGCATTCGAGACGATGGGATCGAAGCTGCTCCCCGTCTTAGACAAGTTCGGCGCATGGCTGAATTCTCCCGAGGTGCAACAGGCGATCGGCGTGTTTGCGGAGCGGTTCGCGCGCGGGATCGAGGTGGCGGCGACGTTCGTCACCGATACGCTTATACCGGCGTTGACCGATCTGTATAATTTTCTGGCGCCGATCCTGGGGCCGATCATTGCGGAATTAGGCCGCGCGCTGTCGGAAGACTTGCCGCGCGGGATCGATCGCGTGGTCACGGCATGGAATACCATGAAACAGGCGCTGAGCGACTTCAAGACCGGCTATATCGATCCGATCGTGCGCGGTTGGGAGGCGGTCACGAGCGCGGTATCCACGGCCTATGATTGGTTTAACAAGATCAGCACGAGCATTAGCAGCATTGCGATCCCGTCGTGGCTTCAGGGCCATAGCCCGCCGCCCTTAGCGAATTGGTTTAGCGACATCGGCGCGGCGGCCGAAAGCGCCGGCTCATCGGTGGATGCGGTGCAACCGACTGGCGCTAGCACGCTGCCGACCCTTCCCGCGGCCGGCGGGGCGCCGGCCGGCGGCGGCGTTACGGTCAACGTGACGGTCATGGGGAGTGTGAAAACAGAGCAAGATCTGATCGTCGCGATCCGGAACGGCCTCAACCAGATCGGCGCGCGGAATGTGTCGATCTTTAGCCCGAACGTGACACCCTAATGGCCTGGCCAACGCTGTCCATCGCGATCGACTTTGCCAACGGCCCATTGACCGCGCTGGCGAGCAACACATGGACTGACATCACGAGTTATGTCATCAGCTTTACGACGCGCCGCGGGCGGGCTGATGCGCTCGGCCGGATGGAGGCCGGCTCGGCCACGCTGGTCTTAGACAATAGCGATCGGTCGTTTGCGCCGCTGTACGCCGGCAGCGCGTACTATCCAAACATCGTGCCGATGAAAAAGATCCGCATTCGCGCGACCTATAGCGCGGTCGTGTACGATCTGTTTATCGGCCATGTCACGAACTGGCCGCCGGACTGGCCGGGCGGGCTGGACGCCACGACCACGATCCAGTGTGTGGATGCGTTCACGTTTTTCGCATCGGTCAAATTAAATGGCGCGTATGCCGCCGAATTCTGCAATTGGTCGATCGATACGTGGCTCACCAACATCGGCTGGCCGGCCGCCGATCGCACGCTGGCCAGCGCGTCTAGCCAGATTCAGGCCGGTACGTTCGTGAATACCCAGGCCCTAACCCATTTTCAAAACGTCGCCGATGTCGAAAGCGGGCTGTTTTTCATGGGCGCCGACGGGAAAGCGACCTTCCAAAATCGCTACTATCGCCAAACGAATAGCCTGACAAGTGACGCCACGTTTGACGACGATCCCGCCGCCGCGCTGCCATGGCTGAAAGCGGCCAGCGCCTATGACGATACGCAAATATGGAACGAAGCGCGCGTGACTCGCACCGGCGGCACGGAACAGGTAGCGACCAACGCGACAAGCCAGGCGGCCTACTTTACGCGCACATTAACCCGCAGTCTGCCGATGCAGAGCGATACAGAGGCGCTATCGCTGGCGCAGTACTTGGTAGGACTGTACGCCAGCCCGATCTTTCGCTATACCAGTCTGATACTGGACGGCAACATGGCCGATGCGCTCTGGCCGCATATGCTCGGCCGCGCGATCTCCGATCGCATTACGGTGCAACAGCGCCCGCCGCCGCAACTACCCGTGCCATTCCTGATCACCGCAGATTGCTACATTGAATCGATCGCGCACGAAGTGACGGCGACAGAGGACGGCACATACTGGCAAACAACATTCGGACTCAGTAGCGCCGATGCGCTGGCCGGATCGAGCTTTTGGGTTCTGGATAGTACGACGCTCAGCATTCTTGATAGCACGACGAAGTTAGGATACTAGCATGGCCTGGACGGCGCCCGCAACATGGTCGGTTTCCGAAGTGGTGGTCGCGTCGAAGATGAACCTCCACATTCGCGATAATCTGTCGTATCTCAAGGCATCGCCGCAATTTGATGGCACGATCGGCGTGGGCGTGGCCGCGTCGGCGTCGTATGTCGCGTACTTCAAGAATGGCGCGCTGCCGGTGCGGGTGGAACAGAGTACCAGCCAGATCAACGCGATCGAGCTGCGGAATACCAGTAACGATGCGGTCAACAAATGGGCGTTTCGTATTCGCGACCTGGCAGAGGGTGATTTTAATATCTATGACATGACCGCTGCGCTGCAACGTCTCTACATTAACGCATCTGGAAACGTCGGCATCGGCACGACATCTCCGGCCGGCAAGCTGCATGTGCTTGGCGCCGGCGGTGTAACGACCGCTGGCATGGCGATCGGTTCGGTCGCGGCGGTCACGAGCATTCAAACCGTGTTTGCCGCCGGCACGGTATCACGGATCTGCGCGTTCGTGATCTTCGATCGCAATAACACCGGCGGCGCCGGGATCGTGACGTTCCCTGTCAACGCGGTAGCGCTCAGTAATAACCTTACCTATGTCAACAATGATACGATTACGATCGCGGTTACGGCCGGCGGCGCGGTTACGGCGCAGCGCACGGTTGGTACGAACGGCACGCATGACATTATCATTCTCGCGATATTCCAATGAGGCGCACATGATCGAACGCATCAAGGCCCGCCGCGCTGCGCTGCAAGCGCAGATGGATGCGGCGCAACAGCAGTACGCCGAACTAGAGCAGACCTTACGCCAGCTCGATCGGCAGCTCTGCGCCATGCAAGGCGGGCTACAGGAGTTGGACGCGCTGCTAACTGAGGATACGCCGGAGCGTGTCAGCACGTATGCAACCGGGCTGAATGGCGCGCATGAGGCCGCGTTAGATTGGATGAAGTAACCATGCGCGCATTTTGGGCCATGCTCGATCGTTTGCTCTGGAGGGTGCGGCGCTTCTTTCACCCGACGGTCATGCAGATCGCGCCCGGCTACGAAGGGTACGGCGGCGCGACGATTACACGGCGCGTGGACGGGGCGGGGGCCGAGTGGATCGCATGCTGCGCCCGCCAGCAGAGCGACGGCTATTTCGGCTTTTTCGCCTTTAAGAACGGACAGAACGTGCCGCTGTCGCCGCGCGTGTCTGGGCGCGGGTCGATCGATGATGACGGCTGGTGGATCGCCTGGGAGGGCAGCACGAAACATCAGGGGCCGATCCCGGGCTTCGTGCCCGTGCCAAAGGGCGGCGACACAAGCGGGCTGCAAGCGCAGATCGACGCGCTAGAGCTTCAAGTAACACAACTCCAGCAAACGATCATGGCGCTGCCGCCGACCACGACCAACCCGGTGATTCGCGTGCCGGCGGCGGGCGGCAAAGAGGGCGGCGAAATTCAGCTGGCCAGCGGGAATGCGAGCGGCGTATGGGTGATTGACTCCTATGATGGACAGCTCCGGTTTATCCATGACAACGTGCTGATCGACCACTGGCCGAAATAGCAACGCCCCCGACGTGGATCGGGGGCGCGGGGCGCGGGGCTATGGCGCTGCATCCCATTCATCGTAATCATCGTCGCGCTCTTCGTCAATCAAGTAACCGCATTTCATGCAGCCCTCGATCATGATCTCGACAAGCTGATCCCCATACTCGCGCCAGCCTTCGATCATCTCAAGCTTTGCGCCGCAGCGCGGGCATTTCGTCATATCAGGTTTCATGTCGATCCTCTTCATGGGCGCATTACGCCCCCTTCGTGACCGGGTACTCGGCCGGCGCGGTCGATCCGTCGTCTTGTCGAAATTGCGGCGCCTTGCCCGTTCGCACCTCTTTAATTCTGGCCATGGTCTGATTATGGTTGCCGCCGATCGCGGCCGCGATCTTGGTAGCGGTGAATACTTCTTTCCCGCGATCGTCCATGGCCAGTGTCATAGCGACCAACCACTGATCGAGCATTATGTCACGATCGGCCGGTGGTATCGCTTTGGTATCGGGAATACTGGTATTGATACATGTATCGCCATGCGCCCCGTTTTCGTTTCGCGCCCCCTCCGATCGTGACATAAGCGCCGGCCAGAGCCATGCCTTAGCGAGCTTATACGGCACGACGATCAGCGCGGCCAGCATGATGAGCGCCGTAATGACATCGCCAAGTGTGTGCATGGCTATGCTCCTAACTTTCCCAAAGCGCCTCGGGTAGAGACGCGACCAACAGGCCGATCAGAAATGCGACCAAGAATGACGGTTGCGCGCTCATTGCCGCCTGAACGCCAAACACCTCGGCCAGCATGCGACCAAGATCGGTTTGTGCCAGCCGACTCGTAAACGGATAGATCCCGGCCGCGTTCAGCATGGCATCGATGAGCGTGATTACGATCCCGAGCGCCGCCATGCGGCCGCCGCTGCGCTTCAGCAAGAATCGCCATAACGGCCGCTCTGCGAGGGTCAATGTCCATTGTACCAGGGCCGCCGCGATCGCGCTATAGACGATCGGCGCCTCCGGCATGGCGTGATTGAAAAACAGATAGGTGGTAAACACGCCGCCAAGCCAGGCGCAGACGCTGGCGATCTTGCTCCATCCGAACGGCGCGCGGGTCAGCGGTTCGCTCCGAACGTTGCTCATTTCCCGCACCGCCTGGCGCCGCGCGCAACCGCGCATGCGCCGCTGCCGGTGATCACCTGATGGCCGCTATCGTCAACGTGCTGAACGATGATCAGCGGGCGCGCTTGCGGCTCCGCCGCGGGCGCGCTATCGACTGGCGCTGCGATCGGCTGAAACTGGACAGGCTGTAAAGCCTCGCCAGCGGGCGCCTGCTGCACGACGATCGGCGGGTTGGGTATAACGACTGGGATCGGCGCGTACGGCGGCTGTGCGGCCGGCGTAGGCGCGCTGGGCGCGGGCTGCGCGGTCGCTTGCATGGACGGGCCGCTCTGCCATTGCTTGACCGCGTACGGCCAGAGCAGATAGCCGAGCATCAGCACGAAGGCGATCGTGAGCAAGTTCGCGATCCAGCCGATCGCGACGGCAGCGGGCGACGGGCGGATCGGGGTCGGTTCGCTTGCCATAGTAGAACATCCTTCCTAGTGGCTGCGATGCGCTACAATGGCAATCGCAGCATGCTTACTTCATGCTGTTCAGCGGCTAGCGCCGGCCGGGCGTGGCATGCACTCGGCCGGCGCGCTGGTGATTCTTATTCTCCTTCTACGTCGTCTTCTTCTTCATCCTGCCACGCGCCGCAGTCGGCGCAGACCCATACCCGTAGTTTGTACTCATTCGCTTCTCCGCCATCGTACATGGCGCACGGGCCGCCACACTCCGCACATTCCATGGGATTCCCCTTTACATGCATAGCGCTTGACATTCATGGCGGCGCGCGACCGCCGCGCTGGCGTTCCTTCAAAACGTCTGTCGGTTCCTTGCGGCATATCACCCACACCGGCAGGTGTGCGCGTCGATCAAAGTCATCGCACTTGGTATAGGCAAGCACGCCCATCAGATGCTTGTCGCACCACGCATTATCAACCTGCCCGCGCATGAACGCGCACGTTGCGCAGCAGTTCACAACCGGGAGGTTTAGGAGTTGTTCGTGGTCGATCATGTGTCCCTCGCGTTCTTTGTCCCTGGCCGGCACATTCCGGCCTCTGCGGTTCTTTCGACTAGACAGCGCGCAGACCGCGGCATGCGAGAGCGTGCGCCCGCGTAGCGTGTACTGCGGTTCGCCGACAAGCCCGCTGCCGCCGATGTAGTCTGCTCTGCCGAGCGGCGTGTTATAGGCCAGCATAACGCTATCGGTCATTCTGTATCCTCTTTCCAGCGAAACGCGACAAACCACGAATCGCCGTGCATGCTCTGCCCCTCGGCCGGATAGCGCGCCGCTGTCGCCGGCACGCCGCAATCACGCTCGAATGTGATGATCTCGATGTCTCCCAATTTCTTGCCCTTGCGGCTGATCGTCAACGTCGTCACGCCGTCCAGCACGCGCACGGCGATGCGGGCGCCGCCCCGAAGGTCAAGGCCGCGATCCTCGCCGCTTTCGCGCGCCCGGCGGTGCAATTCGGTGTAGAGGTTCGCGAGGCTCATAGCATCTCCAGATCGCGCCTGTTCACCCGTCGTATGCAGCCGCGCCAGACGATGTACGCGCGGTACGCTTCGATGCGCACGATCGTGACCAGTTCGCCCTGGTAGATGGCTTTCATCGTATGCCTCATGTCATGCAATAGCCGGATTCACATGCGTCGTCAAAGTCATCGAACATGTCAGATTGATCACCTATCACGCTATCAAGGGGCCGTAGTTTGCTCGTTAAAAAAATCGGTTCCTTCCCTAATCGTGTTCGTTGGCTTAGCAGACTTTGTTCTAGCTTGATAGCTCGATCGAAGAGCGCCGGGTTTGTACGCTTCATCGTTTGCCAGTCTTTTATACGATGATAGGGACAAAACCAACAAGCAGACTTTGGCGGAATAGGCAACGCTGCATGCGTAATGACGTTCATGCAATCCTGGCGGTTCAGCCGCAGATCGATAAGCGGGTACTCCTTTTGGATCAGTGGATACGCGGGATCGTCTGTTTTCATCCGATGATATTCGTCAATACTGATGCCTAACCCCATTCGCGCCGGCGCTGTTTTCACTACGCCGTATTCTTTCAACCATCGATTGATTTGATTGATCTTGAATTCTTGTGTGCATGTGCGCCCGCTCGGCATGCCTGATGGGAACATATAGGCTGGAATATCAACAGATTTTGATCCGTCCTTTGTCATTCGCTGATAAAGTGTCTGCTCTGTTCCATCCTTGCGAATATGCCGTAATTCATGCAGTTCAATCCCATGCGCCAGCGCATACGGTTTCGCGACGTTTTCGACGTACGCCAGCGTGGCCGGATGCTCGCTGTCGTCGCCCACATTGCAGAATAGGAAAATTGGAAAGTCGATCGCGCGCTGCGCCGCCAAGACCAGCGCGGCCGTACTCTGGACGCCGCCGCCATAGGAAAAGGTGCGTAGTTGTGTCATCGTTTTACCTCGCTCAGCTCTTTCTCCAGCTCGGCCAGCGCCTGGTCATCCGTCGCGCCGTCTACGAGCGCTTCAACCACGATCCGCATATCGCCGAACGCGGCGCCCGGCCCGAGCAGGTCAACGGCGCGCCAGTGGGCATCGCGGTACGCCGCGTTTCGCCGCTGCGCGTCGTCCGGCGGCGCGCTGCCGAGCTGGTACGCCGGGTCACGAGCGTAGGACTCGGGATCGAGCGGGCGGGCGGGATCGGGCGGGGCGGCATGCAGCTGGCCGTTTGCGATTGCGGCGTGAAATGCGCCGCTGGCGCACAAACCGGCCCTGATGCGCTGCTCAAAATGCGCCCATGTGGCGCGAATCTGCGCCGGCGTCAAGTCCGGCCGAGCCGCTAGCGCTCTGGCGATCAGTTTCGGCGCCGTGCCTAATTCGCTCAGCAGCGCGGCGCGGTGATCCGATGGCGGGATCGAATCGGCGCCGCATGGTAGTTTATATTTAGCAGCAGAGTCTGAGTCATGCTCTGCTGCTACTAAGACATGATCTTCCATGCATTGCGCGATTTGATCCCCCTCGGGATCAAAATCATACTCCGCATTCTGCTGCGCTAAAAAGCGATCCGACGATGGGATCAACACCGATTCGGCGGCATCCTCAGAATCGATCCCGCGCGGGATCATTTGATCCGCCTCGGGATCAAACAGGCGTGTAATCAACCCCGTTTCGCGATCGTAGATGATATACCCGTCATACGCGAGCTGGCCTAACAACTCCGCGACGTGGCCGGCGCTCGCATAGCCAGCCCAATCGGCCAGCGCGCGATTACGCGGGCGGATCGTGCCGCCGACGCCGCAATGATCGCAGATTGCTGCGAGCAACCGACCGACCGGGGGGATGTATGTTTGGGCGTAGGGATTTACGATGTCTCGCGTATTCCTTACATCGCTGTCGGAATATCCGCCGCTAGACAAGGAATTACTTCCGTGGTAAGATTCCATGTAAGCATCCTTTGTGCTTCAGATCAGCCGCCTGCGCCATGAACGCTTAGGGCGGCTGATTGCTTGTCCAGAGAATGCCGGCATACGGGGCCGGCGCGGTTGCGCCAAACATGGGCGCGCTAGTCCTCGTAGCCGATGTCGCCGGGGATCGGGTCGCCCGGGCCATCCTCCGGCGGCGGATCATTGGTCGTCATCGTCATCATTCTGCGCCTTGCATGTCTGACATTGCCAATTAAACTCGGTGCGCCAAATGCGCACGCCTTCTGCGCCGCAATCGTCACACGCTCCAATAACGAATTCTTGGGGATAATCTCCAAGCGGGCCGTTGTGGTAGCAAAACGCGCATACTGGACGATTGCCTAACGTCCTCGTTGCGGCAGCACCGCAGAGAGTGCACCGTGGTTTCATCATCCTTCTTCGTCCTTTCGCGTTTTGGTTGCCCTCCGGCGCACCCATGCGGCGCAGCTGAACGCCGGCGCGCTTCAGCCGATAATGGATCGCGGTGCGGCTGAGCGGATACCGCTCGGCCAAAGCAAGCGTAGACGCGCCAGCGATGTACGCGCCGATCAGTTCAGCGGTCGTAATCGCTTTCATTCCGGCCAGCCCTCCACCGGCGGCCCCTCAAGCAATTCAGGGGGCCGGCTGAGGCTGAGCAACCAGCCGGGAATCTCATCGGCCAGCACGGGCGGGCATTCGGCGCGGTGGCGATCGGCCAGGAGCCAGATCAGACTACGCATCGATGCGCTGTGCTCTATCACGTCCGGCACGCCCGCGCCGGCGCAGTACCCGGCGCTGTAGATGTCGAAGAGAATACCGCCCATGCCGCGTTCTACGCGGTCTAACAACACATCCTCGATCGTGGTACAATCCATCGTCGTCTCCTGCTGTTTGGGCGCCGCGCACGTACTCCGCGCGGCGCCCGGGTTCAATTGTCAGATCACCACTTCATACAGCCTCACATTTCTACGCAAGCCGCCACGGCCCGCGCGGCTGGCATGTCGCCACGTCGCGGCATGCCAAGCGCCCGAGTCGTCGCGTACACTCCACAGCAGCAGCTTGCTGTGATGTTATGGGAGGGGTTGTCTTGCTCACTGAGAACAAAACCGGGGTGGAAACCAGGCTGGCCGAGTCGCCAGCCATTCTCGGCACGCTGCCGAGCTATGCGGCCTATCTTGGCGGGCGAAAGACCCGGCCGCGCACGATCGAGACGTATACGAAAGTCGCGACGGCGTTCATGCGCCATCTCGGAGCAGAGGCGACGGTCGCCGACATTACGCCCGAGTCGATCGGGCGTAATGTCGGCGACCGTCGCCTCTGCTCCGAGA